ACTTTAATTCGTTTTGCAATCTCCCGGCCAATGTACCACTGCGCCTTGCGTAGGTCTTCTACCGCGTCCTTCTTTAGATCACATCGCCAGATATACTTTAGTGCGTTACCAAGGTTAAACTCCATGTGCTCTGTGATTTGAATACACTCAACGCCACTTGGGTGCTCTGTATAGTGCTTAGGATGGTTGACTGGATCGTGCATGTCTTAGCTCCTTAAGTTGTTTTTCCATGATCTGTAGCTCTTCCTGGCTATCACATACCCAGAGCCCCAATAAATCTTTATACATGCTAGTGTCGATATCTTCCACACCGCAAATTGTCTCCATAACATAACTGCCTCTGTATCTGTGCTCCACAATGAAATGAGTCATAGCTTTAATTCCTTTTTAATGAACTCAACACCCTTAAAGAAATGATACCTCCAATACTTTTCTGTTACCCCAACGTCAGCATAATTTAATCCATCTAAAAACGCCTCTAATACAAATTGTTGTTTTGTTGGCAAAACATCTGATATCATTCTTCGGATATCACTTACATCTTCCGGGTTCCAAGGCAGCCACCCCTCAAGTATCGGTGGGTTGGGCTCAACGCTATCCTCTTTTTCAAGGGGGTCAATGTCCTCATCCGAAAGCCTGGGGGCAATAGCGTTGATCTTGTGCTTGGTTTTTGTTTTCATACTATATTAATGCAAAATTCAGGGTGTCTAGAAGGGCCTGTTGCAAATTTATTTTTCCGTCCAGTACCTTGACCACCTGCTCGTCGATACTATTAGACATTGTTAGGTGGTGTATAATAACGGGCTTGGTCTGTCCTTGTCTGTATATCCTTGCATTTGCCTGTATATAGTTCTCTGAGCTCCATGGGAGATCAAACCAGACTGTCTGCGCTGTATCACCAACGTTGCACTGAAGATTGAGCCCGATGCCTCCAGATTGTGGGTGTGCAAATAGCATGCGGATCTCTCCTCTACGCCACGCCTCAATGTTGTCATCATCCAATACCACACCCTGTGGAAACTGAAGCCGTAGTCTTTGGAGGGAATGTTTGAAGTGGTAGAACACCAGCGTAGGAGAGGAGCTCTCCTCCATGATCGACTCAAGATATTCCAGCTTAGAGCGGTGGACTTCATGCGTGTCCCCCTGCTCGTCATAGACCGCGCCTGATGTAAATTGAAGGAGCTTGTTCGCGAGTGCCGCCGCTGTTGGGGCTGTGATTTTTTCTTTTTTGATGTCGACAACCATCTCTTTTCTAAGCTCATCGTATTGTTTCCTTACCTGTGGGTCAAAAGATATACTGTGGTATACATAGGTACATTCGGGTAGTTGCAGGTAGTCCTCTGCCTTAAGTGAGAAACAGATGTCTGATATTTTGTCCTGTACAATCTTATCACATCCGGCCTTAAACTTCCATGAGTACACCACCCGGGTGTGCCGGTTCATTTGATCCGGCGTCATGTATTTGTCCCTAAAGCGGGTAAGGCTAGTCTCCAAACGCTCTCCTAAGTCCAATATACCCACCTGGGACCAGAGATCTTGCATGCCCTGAGGGGTAGGTGTACCAGTGAGGATTAAACGCCGTGAGAAGCCCTTTAAATGCTTCTTAAGCGCCTTGAATCGTTTGGTGCTTGGGTCCTTAAATCTGGACGATTCATCTATTACTAAGTTAGTAAACACTAACTTGTCTGAAAGGCCACAGAGCCACGCTACGTTTTCAAGGTTAACTAAATAAATATCTGCCTCCAAATTTAATGCTGCTAGTCTTTGGCTTGGGCCTCCCATTATCTTGCTGACTTTGAGGTGCTTTAGATGGTCCCATTTTTTCACCTCGGCATCCCATACCGTCTCTGCTACTCGCTTGGGTGCTATGATTAGTGTCTTCCCCACGAATTGTTCCGCTATGATCGTCAGGGCGGTTGTTGTTTTCCCCAAACCTGGGCAAAGTAAAAGTCCCATGTTTCGTACGGATATCGCCTTGTTGATTAGGTCTTGTTGATACTGGTGTAGCTGTGTTCTTTTTAGCATGTGTTTGATTCCATATCCAGTCTGCAATGTCGTAGTGGTCCTGCATTGTCCCATTGTCCTTCATCTTGTTTGCCTTGCTGCTGATAAACGCGATGTTACCAACGACGTACCCAATCTCGGGGTGTATCTTATCTAGCTGGGGGGTATCGAGGCGGGTCTTTCCCTTACCCAGCCCCGACGCGCCCCATACAAATGGTGTATTAAATATGGGGCACACATCGGTTGCAATGTCTACTAGGTCCTTAAGCGTGAGATTAAATGGGACATTGTCCCTAATGGACCTGGCCCTTGCGTTGCCTAGGTATGCCTTAAGGTGTTGTAGCTTTGTTGATGAAATCATCAATTTGCTCCTTGCTTCTTAGGATTTGTACCTCAAAGCCCTGTTCATTTAGTTGGGAAAAAACTATCGTCTGCCTTGGAGATATCTTGCCAGTCAAAGTCTTTAGCTCCACTAGATACACCTGCCCCGCTAGGAAAACTAGACGATCCGGTACCCCCGACACTGAGCTGATCCACTTGAAGCTCAGGCCCTTTGACTCTTTTACTTTTTTGTTTAAGTAGCTTTCCACTTGCTTTTCTAGCATGTTTTTCTTTCTCATGTAAACAGATCTTAAAGATCTGGCCGGCTAAGTGACCGGATAGGTAGGCCCGGGTCTCATTGACAAAGTTATCCTCTTCACCTATATGCTCGGCCAGATGATCCACAGCGTGACTAACTTCGTGAGCAATCGTATCAACCAGCTCGCCAAGGTTATCGTTAACAAGAGACATATCAAAAACCAAAATAATGATAGCATCTTTTCCGTCGCCAATGAGGTGCGTCTCAGCAATTCCACAATCCAGCGCGTTAGCTTTAAGGGTAACATCGTGATCCTTTAGTATCTGTTGAAAGACAGTATTGTCAAAGCATAGCTTAACGATGTCTGGAAAGAATCCGACGTTGAGCTTGTAGTAGTTATACTTTTTATTTTTGATGGCCATTAGTGTCTCGTGTTCTTTGGCTTGTTTAGTTGGGCCAGGATCTCTTCTCGCTCCTCGTCATCAAGGTCATCGACTGAGACAGACTCCTCAAAGATTTCACCTGTCTCAACAAGCTGCGTAATGCCACGCACGAGCTCCATGTACTCCTCCTCACCTAGGTCCAACTCATCGGCCCAACCCTCCACAAATACCACCGGCATCTTCTTGGTCATCTATTTCCCCTTAATATATTTAGCATGCGTTTTGTGTAGGAATCTTTTGGTGTTTTTTCCTGCTCAATGTGTTGCTTTAGGAGTGCAATAACACCAATCTCAACGAGCTTACTGGTTGTGAATTCATTGAGGTCAAGGTTGTAATTTGCGGAGCCGTCATCATTCTCACTGACGTAGGTCATTGTGAACTGGATGTCGTTTGTATCTGATAAATAGGGCTTTGTCATTTCTTTAGTCCTTTACGTAGTTCATGTGAGTGTAGTTTTTTGCCTGGGTCCTTTACCTCACCGGCCGACTTGGCCACCTTGGCGGCCTTAGTGCGACCGACAACTTCACCTGTGGATAGTACAAAGTCATGCTTGGCTCCCTTGGCGCCCTTGCCGGCCTTTTTGATGATGTCGTCGTGGCTCTGTGATGGTGTGCCCTTGACTACCTTGCCGGACTTCTCTTTAATTGCTGGCTCAATTACTTTAACTTTTTTAGTCATATCTTTTCCTTTTGTTGTACGTGCCACTGACATAGCTCCTTGTAGTACCTAATTTCTTTTTCATATTTTTCATAGGTTCGGTTGTAAATATCAATCTGCTGCTGTAGCTCAGGGTCTTTGGGTTTGGCCCAGTAGCCTGCTAGTGCGCCTGCTAGGAAGGCGATGAATAGTTCAGTCATTTTTCCAATCCGTTTCTTAAGCACACAAACCGATATACTTTTGAGCTGCCTCTTGTTAGTCCTTCAGCTTGGTTGCCGGCTCTTTGACATTGTTCTTGCGACGTAAAACCATCAATGTGTTGCAGTGCCACGCTGTCACCATTGGCAAGTACTCCGGCATAAATATACATTACTAAAATCCAATTCATACATTTCTCCAATATGTGTCGTTAGGGTTGGCCAGCATGCTGGCAATAAGCTCGTCTGCGGTTTGGAACCACTGGATGCACTTGAGCCCGTCTGCTTGGTAGATGGTGAAGCTCATCTCAATACCTCTGCTGATTTAAGTTCACCTGTTTCACCATCATGGATAAGTTTCAATGCTCTTTCCGAGTTTCTTACATAACAGCTTATTGGAGCTTCTGACCATCCATGTTCATTAAAAGTTAAAAATGTTGTGTAATCGGGCTTAAATTCCGGCTTGATGCGAAAATCCAAATTTTTGTTGCTCCAAACTGGGTCAGTTGTATCAAACCACTCATTTGAATTTCCCACATGACTGCATAAAGTTCTTGCTTCAATTTCAGCACCATCAGCCCATGCTTTTATTATTTCTGCGTGTGGGTGTTTCATAGCCTATTCTCCTATTCCGTGGGCGCGTTCGATGGCGCGGGCGATTTCAATTGGGAAGTATTTGTGTTTGGCTATCTCCCAGCATTGGTCTACATACTCTTGAGTTTGTTTGTAGATTTCCATACACTGCTCATCAGTCAACGGGATACGTTGCGCGTCTTGCCGGTCTTGTGTGGTGAAGGTGGTCATTTCTCGCTTGCCTCTTTTTCTAATTGATGTACTTTGCTCATTGCCTGTGTTGCCAAATTGTGCATATCTTTGTACTTGCGTTTCCATTCTTCAATTTCTTCACGCATTATTCCAACCACATAGTCTGCGTTATCTAATAAAGCATCTACCTCTGATTTTGATGGCTTATACGAATGTCTATCAAACCCCCACGGCTCGCTAACCAAATCCCAATTTCTGTTTCTCAACGCCTCTATTTCGGCTTGTTGCTGGCGTAGCATGGTGGCTGCTTCTTTTAACTTTTCTTTGTCAGAAAATATGTCATGTTCTGCTTCTTTGTAAGTTGTAATCTTTTCTAATTCATCTGCTAGTTCATTTGCGTTCATTTCTCTTGTGCCTTTCTTAATAGCCACCCAGCAATACAATCAAAGTAGAAAACCAAAGAATTAAATTAACAGTAATAACTACTGTAAAATATATTTGCTGATTATTCATTTCTCTTGTGCCTTTCTTAGTATCATTAGGCAATCTTGTACGTCATTTACTGCTTCATCATTACATGACAAACGCAATAAATCTTCAGCCCATTTGAGAGTGCCAATTAGTTTAGACTTTTCATCAGCCGTTAGTGCCTTTCTTAGCTCATAAAATTCTATGATTGCCTCTGCAAACATCACAGGAAAGTCTGCATCAGAACCTGCTCTTAATAAACCTTCCGCTATACCGCCTTGATGTAAATAAATATTGTGTATTTCTTCAGTAGTTAATTTCATTTCCCTTGCGCCTTTCTTAGTAAGTACCCAAAACAAAAAGATAAAATAAACCAAACCGCTAAAGTAATCATTTCTCACTCGCTTTCTTTAGTATTGCTCTAGCAAA